CTAAGGGTAAAGCTGTTCAAACAAAAGCGGATGTTTTTATTCCATCCACTCGAAAACGAAACAGCAAGCGACGTTTTCTCCAAACTGGTCGAAATGGGATGGGGATCGACCAGCTACTGGCAGATTCCCCGCGATTGGCGCACCCGCAAAGGACCTGAGCGCGTCCATACAGCCGAACACCGCGCCGCCATTACGGAAGGGCTCAAGCGCCGCTGGGCAGAAAAGCGCAATGCCTCTACGATTTGACTCTCGCTCAAAAAAAAACGAAAATTACATCATGGCTGGAGTTAAAGGCAGATCTGGACCGCCTAGCATACGCTCGCAAGCGACTTACAAAACTATCTGCGACCGACTCGCCATCGGTGAAACACTCGCTCAAATCTGCCGCGACATCGGCGTTTCTGATGGCACCGTCCGCGAGTGGCAACGAACCGAGCCAGAATTTGCAGACGCCATCGCGCGCGCGCGCCTTCTAGGGTTTGACGAGATCGCAGCCAGGCTGCGTGACGTGGCTCGCGGCGGTCAAGGCTCAAGCGGTGATGTCCAGCGCGATAAGCTGATAGTGGAGACTGATCTCAAGTTGCTGGCGAAATGGGACCCCAAGCGTTACGGAGAGTTGCAGCGCTTGTCCCACGAGGGTCAGGATGGCGGCCCGATAGTGGTGCAGTGGATCGGCGACCAGCAGCAGTGACACTTACCCCGCAGGGTCTCCGCGCTACTCACCACCTGGCGCGGACAAACTCAATTACCTAAGCTGATTGGCTTGCCGCGATCTTGTCGCGGTGCCTGTTCAGCGCCGCGTTAACGTCTCCGCCTCGCGATTGTCGATAGCCTGAGCTGCGCACACGCCCGGCACGGCACTACGGTTGGTTCCGCTTGCCCGGCCCGTCTCGGATGTGTCAACGTGCGCACGAGTCGATTCTAGGGCCAACTAGCGACCGTGCGCTACCTGCCGCACAATTGCGGCATGGATACCCCCTATACTCCCGGTCCTGTAACGGTGATCGTCAAGGACGGCAAAGCGACAACGGCGCTCGGTAAGCGCCTGCTATCGCAGCCAGTGCCGCCCGCGCCGCCTCCGCCTCCGCCGACTTACACGTGGGGCACTCGGGACTGATTGCCGGTACTCCAAATTCCTTATAGCCCTCGTAAGGCGTTCATGCCGTTTCACCGGCGGCAGGAACGCTTCGCCGCGATGGTGGCGCATCGATGAGCAGGAAAGACCGTTGCTGCGGTAAACGAGACTCTTGGACGGGCGCTCCGGGACGGGCAGGGGATCAAGCAGCGGTATGGCGTCGACGCCAAATATGCACTGCTGGCACCGTTCCGAGGGCAGATCAAGGATATCGCGTGGTCCTACCTGAAGCATTACTCCGCCAATGTCCGCACTGCGCCACCGAATGAGGCGGAACTGCGCGTTAAGGTGGTGGGCGGCGCGTCGATCACACTGTACGGTGCCGATAACCCGGATGCCATGCGCGGCATCGGCCTAGACGGTGCCTATCTCGACGAGTTTGCGGACATGCGACCTGGCACATGGTCCAAGGTTATCCGTCCGGCGCTATCTGACCGCAACGGCTGGGCGGTAGTGGCAGGGACACCGAAGGGACACAACGAGTTCTACAAGATCCTGCAGAACGCGCAGCAGGACCCTGACTGGTATTCGTGCGTCCTGCGGGCGTCTGAGACAGGAATCCTGAGCGATGCAGAGCTCGCCGCCGTGCGTCGCGACCTGACCGAGGACGAATATGCCCAGGAGTACGAGTGCTCATTCGAGGCGGCCATTCTCGGAGCGTATTACGGCGTCGAAATGCGCGAGCTGACCGACGCCGGAAGAATTACCAGCGTTCCGTATGACCCGTCAATCCCGGTATTCTCAGCGTGGGATTTGGGGCTCAAGGACGATACGGCGATTTGGGACTTCCAGATCGCCCGCGGCGAGATCCACGTTTTGGACTATTATGCGGTTTCCGGTGCGTCGATCTCCGATATAGCGCAGGTGATTCGCAGCCGCCCGTATCCCTACGCCAAGCACTACCTGCCGCATGACGCTCGGGCCAAGACGCTTGCCAGTGGCGGTAAAAGCGTGGTTGAGCAGCTAGCCTTTGAGCTTGGCGGCATGTCGCAGTTTGCCATCGTGCCGAACATCGGCGTTCAGGATGGTATTCAAGCCGTACGCCGGATGCTGCCGCGCGTGTGGTTCAACGCGGCGACGTGCAACGATGGGATCGAAGCGCTGAGGCAATATCAACGCGAGTGGGACGACGAAAAAAAGGCGTTTCGCGCAAGTCCTAGACATGATTGGACATCTCACCCGGCAGATGCCTTTCGGATGCTGGCGGTAGCGGAGCGCGAAGTGGCACCGGAGCCGGTCAAGGAATCGAAGCCGCTGCTTAAGTACACCTTAGACGAACTTTGGGAATATACTGAGGCGAAACATCGATCCGAAGGGAGAATCTGAGTGGCGCAACCGGTAAACGAGAATGGAGCGGCGGTAAACTTGACCGCAAGCGGGGCGGTATCGACTGGCCCCTGTCAGATGCTTGGGTTCTACGTCAATTCGACCAGGGGCGGCACTGTGATCATCAAGGACGGCGGTACTGGCGGAACGGCGCTAAGCGGGACCATAACCCCGGCGATCGGTTGGCACCGGTTCCCGGCGACCATTGGGACCAGCGCCTTCGCGACCATCGCCAACACGCTCAATGTGACGTTCTTCATCGCGTCAGGTAACTAGTATGCCGCAACAGGAGCCATCGGCATGGTTAGCGTTGGAAGTGTTGGAACGCGCGGCTAGTCGATATATGGAAGGGCGATGGGATGACTCCGCGATGGCTGAAAGCCTGAAAGTAGCGATCGAGGTTGCCCAGGAAGCGATCAAGGCGAGGAAAGCATGGATCTAGTGCAACAGCCGCAATACGACGGGCGCGAAGCTGGGGAGTATTGGCGCGAACAGCTTTCGGACGCCAAATCGAGCTTCGAGGATTGGACCAAGAAGGGCGAAAAGGTCGTAAAGCGCTACCGCGATGAGCGGCAGATGACAGACGGCCTGATTAAGAAGTTCAACATCCTTTGGGCCAATGTGAAGCTGCTGCAACCGTCGCTATATGGCCGGATGCCGAAGCCTGAGGTATCCCGCCGCTTCAATGACCAGGACAAAGCGGGGCGGCTTGCGTCGACGATCCTGGAGCGCGTCATTGGCTATGAGGTCGAGCAATTCCCGGATTTCAATGCCGCGATGTCGGCGGCAGTACAAGACCGATTGTTACCCGGTCGCGGTATCGCGTGGGTGCGGTATGAGCCGGTAATCGAGCAGGTGCAATTTGCGCCGGAACCGGGGGTGATGATCCAGGCGGAAGCAGGGGAGCAGGAAGCGCAGATCTCTGGCGCAGTGGAAGACCCGCAGGAGCGCATCGTCGATTGCCACGCACCGGTCGATTACGTGTATTGGAAGGACTTTTCGCACTCACCGGCGCGGACCTGGGCTGAAGTGTGGTGGGTCGGGCGACGTGTTTACATGACTCGCGAAGAGGGAATCGAGCGATTTGGCCCCGCGTTTGCCAATGTCCCGCTGAACAAGCAAAACACCGACCAGGATTCTAAGCAAACCGAAAAGTCCAAGAACCGCGGCGAGATGAAGGCCGCCGTGTGGGAGATCTGGAATAAGAACACCGGTCGGGTGTGCTGGGTGGCCGATGGCTATGGCGTGGCGCTGGACGAGCGCGAAGACCCGCTAGGGCTCGAGGGATTTTTCCCGTGTCCTGAGCCGCTATATGCCAATCTGACGAACGGATCGCTTGTACCGATCCCGGATTATCTGGAATATCAGGACCAAGCGTCCGAGCTGGACTCGATCACTAACCGCATTTCGATGCTGGTACGGGCGATCAAGGCAGTGGGGATCTTCAACGGCGAGTTCAAGTCCCTTCAACGCCTGTTCACCGAGGGCTACGATAACACCATGATCCCGGTGCAGAACTGGGGAGCGATGTCGGAGAAGGGCGGACTCAAGGGCGCGATCGACATGCTGGATATCTCGCCAATGGCCGCGGCGCTCCAGCAATTGTACGTGGCCCGGGAACAGACCAAGCAGACTATCTACGAGATTACGGGAATTTCGGACGTTTTGCGCGGCGCATCAGACGCCAACGAAACGCTAGGGGCGCAGCAGCTCAAGGCGAATTTCGGCAACTTACGATTGAAGCAATCCCAGGGAGACGTGGCGCGGTTCGCTTCGGATCTTTTCAGATTGAAAGCTCAGATTATCTGCCGATTCTACCCGCCGGAGTTGCTGATCGCCATGTCGGGCGTCGACAAGACCACGGACGGGCAACAACCTGGCATGATCGAAGCTGCGATTCAGATGTTGAAGGACGCCAAGATCCGAGATTTCCACATTACGGTGGAGTCGGACACCTTGGCGCAGATCGACGAGGTTGGGGAAAAGCAGGCCGCCGAATACGCCATTGGGGCAATTGCAAAGTTCTT